TGAACAAGAACGAGAGAAAGTTGAGAATACAGCTCATCAAGTTCTTAATACATTAGTTCAGAAACATTACGAACACGACAACGCAAGTAAAATTAGAGATGAAGTAATCAAGGAGTTTAAGGAAAAAAATCCTGACTTACTTTTTGTGTTTCTTGATAAAGCTACTGGTAAGAAATTTATTGATGAAGAAGTCATAGAAACTTCTCTCTCTGAAGTAGTAGAGGACAAGATTAATGAGAAAACAAAAGATCATATGGACAATACGACAACAGAGATAGGAGGATAGTATGGTTAATATCATTAAGAAACAAATTGAAATGATCTCTAAAAAAATAACCGAATTATTAGGGATACCTTATGAGGATAAACCTTATAATAGAGAACATACAAAGCTACACAGATTAGAAGTGAATGCTCTTAATATGATTTTTAACTGTGTTAAAACAATAGCTGAAAGACTTTATGTTTTGGAATCAAAAAATAAGGAAAGAGAAAATGCTGAAAACAATACAGTTGAGCATCTTCTATCGGAAAGCGAAAAGAAAATGTATGGACTAGGAGGTAAAGATGAAAGCAAATCTAAATGATTTGATGAATATTGTTCAAATGGTTAAACCAGAACAAAGACAAAGAACTACAGTGAAATTTGTAGGTGATTTATTTATCTATTCAAGCGATAAAGACAAAGATCGTTTTGAACTTGATAGTTATATAGTTAAATCAACAAAAGTAATTTATGGTGATGATAAAGATACTATAGAAATAGAATTGGGCTAGTACGGAGGAGTAACTAGCCCAAAGGGAGTAAATCATAAAAAAACAAAAATGATTGGAGTAAAAATATGGAAGATTATCGTGATTGTCAACTGCCAATATCACTTGATACTGATATTCAGTTGAGAAAGGAAGATGCCTTTACAACTATAGGCAAGATACCTGATAAGATAGTGTTGTATAACAAGCATAACAACGATTATTTATCAACAGTAAGTAAGCAAAGTGCGAATAACTTACGGACTTATGGACAGTTTTGTAAGATGTTATCTGACGGATTGATTAACGCAGATACGAATATCAATCCCGAAACTTGCAAAGTCACTGACCAATTATGGCAGAATGGAGCCAAATTTAGCCGAATAATAGAAATACCACAGTATAATTTTCTATTCAGAGGAGATAAATTTGTTCTCATAGTATGGGCTTGGACAGCTTACAATTTATATTGGGCTGAACAATTCATATTCGGCCCACTTTGTATCAAATGCCATAATGGAATGTTTGATGCCTTGTGGAAAATAAAAGGACTGTCTAAAAAGAATTGGAATAACAAATCATCTATGAAATCAGATGACATTAAGAACGCAGTTGTTACATTTGAAAAATTTCCAGAACAGTTGGAAGTAATGAGTAATACGAAAGTATCTTCCGACAAGGTAAAACACTTATTCGAGAACACACTTGCTAGAATAGAAAGTGAATTGAAACCAAGAGTTTCAGATTATCGAATGAAGGAACTGTCTAAACATTGGGATTTGTATAAAAGCAGACTAGGTGAAAACCTATATTCTGCTTATCAAACAGCTACTCATTGGGCTTCACACCCTGAAGGTCGAGGAATAGCGATGAACAAGACAAGAAATAGATCAGGACAAGTAGCAAAGATGCTTAACAGCACTAGCTGGAGCAATTTGATACATTAAAAAATATCTCTTTTTGAAAACCAGAAGTTATTCTGAAAAAGAGATTAGGGAGTATCGTGGCTAGGGCATAAGGATACTATAGTGTATGCGTATCACCCCACCTTACTCCCGAGCTTAATTCGTAGTCTTGACAAATCGCACATTATTTGCACATATCTTACACATATGAATAAGAACAAGGAACTTGGCATTTTCTTCAAGAAGGTCATTCCTCAATTTGTAAGACAAAGACGAAAACTAAAATTATCTCAAGGATCAGTTGATGATATTCTAGGTTGTGCTAAAGGATTAGTTTCCAAATGGGAAGTAGGAATTAGAAAGCCAAGTGGTTTTCTGTTCTGCTGTTGGGCTGATTCTTTAGGATGCGATTTAAAAATAAAAGAACGAAAAGAAAAGAAAAAATTAAAGTAGGAAATTTTTTTCATTACTTAAGCCCTGAAGAACAATCAAAATACAAGGACAAGAACAGACCTGATGGTTGTGAAGAATGTCAAGAATATCCTTGTTATTCAAGCGATTACTGTCGGACATGGTTCTGCCATAATTGTCGTTTAAACATTTGGAGGAACGATGGCTAAAGATTGGAAACTGTTATATAAAGAATCTGAAAGAACTAATAAAAAGTTACAACATAATAATGATGAGTTAAGAAGAACAAACAGTGAATTAAATATTATGGATACCCAAAAACTAAAAAAAATAATTTTACTGCAACATAAAATATATGAACTAGAAGGAGGTCAAATTGTTCGAAGAAAAAACAAGACCAATAAATAGACAAGTTGGTGGTATCCACTATGTCAAGCTACCGATACAGCCAATAGAATACATTATGAAAAATAAATTGGATTGGTGTGAGGGAAACATAGTAAAGTATATTACCAGACACTCCATAAAAGGAGGACAAGAGGACATAAAGAAGGTGATTCATTATGCCGAATTACTTTTAGAGTTAAAGTATGGAGGTAAATAAATGGCGTTTATGTTAGGTAATATAGTAAAAAGAATGTTCGGTATTAAGACAGAAATGCCTGACTTTCTTGATAGAAAGAGAAGAAGTAGGAAATGGGTAATGAAACTTGCTCTTAAATATTTAAGACCAGATATTTATATGTTCTTCATTGAGCATTACACGAGTAAAAGAATAGACGATAATAGAGCTGCAAGACCTATTGAAGAATATATTATTAGGAGGTACAAATATGAGCAGTCTCAAAGGGATATGGAACGAAATAAATTCGATCTACATAGACGACGACAAATTAATGAAAGGAGTAAAGACTAGATGCGAAATGGAAATGACGAAAGACCAAGAGGCATTGGAGGGACTGATGCAATTCGTATTGTCGAGGGAAAGTGGAAAGAGCTTTGGCTTGAGAAAACTGGACAGACAGAACGAGAAGATTTATCAGGTGTACTGCCAGTTCAACTTGGAATCTTTACCGAAAAATTTAATAGACAATGGTATACGAAAACTACTTCACAAAGGGTTGTTAATATGAACAAAGTTTGGACACACCCCGAAATAGACTACATTTATGGCAGTTTAGACGGAGTGGTGAATGGAAAGGTATGGGAGGCAAAGCATACAAATCCCTTTTCAAAAGAAGATACCATACTGGAAAGATACTATCCTCAATTACAGCACTATATGTTTGTAACGGGATTCAGAAAAGCAATACTATCAGTATTGTTTGGAACAATGAGATATAAAATTTATGAAGTCGATTATGACGAAAAATTTACAGAAACATTATTGAAGGCTTGTGCCTTATTCTGGTATCACGTGGAGAACAAGATTGTTCCACCTGACTTTATGGATTTTAAAACAATAGAAGGGATTAACAATGCAGAAGATGTTATCGAAGTATTCGGAATTGAAATATCCGATGTCGCCGGGTTACAAAGAACACTCAACTAGCAAGGAGGCTGCAACGAAAGTTGCTTCACGATCCAGAAAGTTGAGGGAGAAAACTCTTGATGCAATAAAAAGGAAACACTCCTATGGAGCTACTCCTGAAGAAGTATCCGAAATATTAAACGAGAGTATTCTGTCTATAAGACCACGATTTACAGAATTAAAAATTATGAATTTTATTTATGATAGTGGTTTAAGGAGAAAGAACTCCTTTAACAGTAACACGAAAGTATGGAGGTATAATGACAGTAGAAACGAATAACAGATTTTATTGGGATCAGTTGAATGAAACGAATCCAGCACTTACTAAAGAATTTAATAAGTTTGGAAAGACATTAACAACGATTGATCCTCAATATCAGATTATGAAAATGACAGAAGTATTTGGCCCAGTTGGCAAGGGTTGGAGTTACGATTGCAAATATCATGTAGGCGAGAAATGTATTTTCGCTGAAGTGACTATCAACAACAACTGGCTGAATTATGGGCCGATTTGTTCGGTGCAATCATTGTTCAAAAAGAATGGTTCTTTAGATGATGAGGCGCCAAAGAAAGCAATGACTGATGCTATGACAAAAGGATTTAGCCATCTTGGAATGAGTGCTGACGTATTTATGGGTAAGTTTGACAACGATAAATATGTTCAGGAATTGAAGGAAAAATATTCTGGAAATATGAACAAGGAAAAAATCAAGGTGGTAAAATAGTCGCTAGTAGATAGGACTGTGAGTAGGGTTTATCTACTGGCTGGGTTCTTCTGCCCTACTCACGACAAGGAGGAGAAATGGCAAAGAAAGCTGTAATTGATTCTAAATTATTAGAAACAATAGACGATCAAATCTATAAGCATTTACCAATTAGTAAGCTGACTGATATAGTCAAGAATGAAATTACTAAAAGATTGGCAGTTGCGATAGAGAAAATATCCGAAGAATTAGGGATAGAACATAATAGAGCGAAGGCAATTAAGCTGGCTCAAAAAGTGGAAAAGGAGATAGATAATGATAAATCGAGTAACACTGGTAGGCAGAGTAGGCTCCAAGCCTGAAATTAAGATCACTACTACTGAAAGCAAAATGGCTAGACTTTCTGTTGCGACTTCAGAGAAGTACAAGAACAAGAAAGGAGAGCTAGAAGAAAAAACACAATGGCATAGAGTTGTGGTGTTTAATTCACGATTTGCCGATACCATTGAAAAGTATATTGACAAGGGAAGGTTAGTGTATCTGGAAGGTCAGATTGAAACACGATCTTATGACGATCAAGGAACAACAAAGTATGTAACCGAAATCGTTGTACCTACCTTTAGTGGACAGTTCAAGATGCTTGACAGCAAAGGAGGAGGAAGTGGGAAATCTACTAATACTACCAAAGAGGAAAGCGAAATCGACAAAGCCGACATCCCGTTCTAGAAAACGGGTTGCGAAAATGTTTAAGAAGGGATCGTATGCTTGTCACGATTGTCAACAAGTGTATATTGCAGATGTGATGATGCAGACGAAACCTACTTATGCTCAATATGTAAAAATTAAAGAATCCGATTGGTATTGTTTAAGATGTTACAATAAGAAATTCCGATAATGCTTTTAGCTTTTATCGGATATAGGGCGTTATACCTCTCACATTGGGTGATGTAATATTCATAATGCTCTAATAAAGGGGGAATAATCGCTTTATGCCTTTAAACCCCCTTTTTTTATGCAAATTTTAAGATTTCTTTTTGAGATGATAGATCATACCACCGAAGGCGATAAAAGGCTCTCAGAGGCTTAATCTGGGCTTTTTTTCCAGTTAGTTGCCACCTTTTCAGCCGATCTTCCAGCAATATACCCTCCAACGCCTATTGTGAGTAAATTCCACATAGGATCAGGTATATCAAGATACAATGTTGTACCGAAGATGACATTGACGAATGGCATAAGGATATAATTATTGAAAATGACAATAATACAAATCCACATCAGAGCTGGTCGCCACGAATTAGTCAGCCAAGAAGAACTTTGTGCTTCAGCCAAAATAATTTTTGATGCTGCTTGCATTTCTTGTGATCCAGCATTTAATAATTGCGTATTAATATCGTGCTTCAGCTTTTCCTTTAAGTCCTTGTCAGGAACAGCCTTGTCAACAGTCTTTGCAATCAACTTTGCAATCGGCCCGATAGCTCCTAGTAGTTGTAACACCGAACTATGTAATCCAGTTGTTAACTAAAGCAAAAATAATAATAGCGACTGCAGCAATAATAAAAATTTTTAAAGCCTTGCTTGCAGTACTCCACATACTTTTAAGTCTTTCCATATTCTCTCTCCAATCTATCCATAGAAATAAAATTTACTTCTTGGATATGGTTATCCCAAATGCCTAGCTCAGTCACACACCAAGACCAGCCATTCATATTAAGTTTAGCATACTCCTCAATGTGTCCGTATGGCAACGCACATCCAACATTGACTATGCGTACCCACTTATTATAACCTATTTTAATAGATTTCCAATCCCTAGCTTTATGAGAATGACCAAAAACAAGATCGTGTACCGAATCATTGCCTATCTGAACTTCAGCGTTTTTCCCACTATATTCCCTTCCCATAATATTCAGGGGAGCGTGAACGAAGGCGACACCAGCTATGAACTTAAATTCTCCATACTGACTGTGTGTCCAGTTAAAATCACTAAAGCAGTTATATAGGGAATTTTTCATCATACCCTGAATTTCAGGGATCTTTTCCTCAAACTTATGAACACGCAACTCGTGGTTGCCAATGCAAATGTGATGAGGATAATCCTTGACATACTTATCCAGAATCTTCAATGCCGAACGCATAGATTCAATGTCCACCATAAAGGCATCCTTGAGCTTTCCTTGCTGGGAATCATTCTTTTGAAAATACGATAAGGAATCAAAGGAACTGAAATCTCCTATGTGAACAATGTAATCGGGATTAACTTTCCTGATGTGTTTTCCGATCCAATGAAATCTGTCTTGAGGAATATGAGGGCTGTCATGCGTATCGCCAATGACAAGAACCTTATGACCTTTAAACTTCATAGGTCATCATACCGAAACTATTGTGATTTGATAAGTAACAAGTATCATACTAGGGAGTACTCTAGCGTACTCAGGAGTACTTAAGAGATAAGACCAGTATAAATAGCTTTAAGAATAAGACCTAAAACCATAAAACTCACTGTCCAAACTATTCTGAAAATAGTGTCAATCTTTGCACTCATATGCGTAATATGATTGTCCAACTTCTGATGGATCAATCGCAGCTCCCCCTCAATCTTGATAATATCCTCACGATTTTGGACTGGTTCAGCCACTTCAAGCTCCTATTCCTTTAGTCTTAATTAATGGAAACGCATCAAAGGGAATACAAAATGCTTCCGTTACTATTAAATCTTTATAAGTATCATCTTTATTTTCATAGGCATCCATATATCCAGCCCTTGCTATTTCACATTCAACATCATTATAATACAATACAGCATTGTATCTGACAGTTGTTTGGTTAGGAGATGACATAAGCATCAGCAATAAGAAAACTGTTTTCATATTTAATCTCCATAGGAATAAGACCTATTGGAACTGTTACCTTCTATTAATTCAAATAACTTTTCGTGTTGCTTTTCTATCTTCTTGTTCTGCTTTAGAATAGCTTGGTCTTTGTTCTTCATTTTCTTTAAGTCAGCTTTTAATTCTGCTACTTCTTCTATGATATTTTCCAAATCAAGTTGCATCTTGACCTGATTGGCAATAACATCTTTTTGATTTTCTTCTTCAAAGGTAGAATAAAGAATATCTACTTTGCTATCTATCTTGGATACATACCAAACTAATCCTATTGCTTGTAATATTACAGCGAATATTAAGGCAGCATTAATTTTCATATCCTTCATTTTTCTAATCTCTTTTTAACACCAGCTTCAATCATAGGAAGAAGTCTGATGCCACAGTATCCAATGATAAAAGCAATCGCTACTCCTATAGTTTTATCAAACTGAAAGTAGGACATTAAAGCTGGAATAAATATTTCAGCAGAACCAACACCTATAAGTAAAGCTATGACTACTTCCATAATCTTAAACTTTCTTTTAATTGCTTGGTCTGTTACTCCACCCAATCCACTTGCAAAGATACAGCAAACTTTAGCTCCAAAAGTATTAATTAAAAATTCCATTACTTATTTCTTCCCCAAACAAACTCTTGTTTAATTGTCCAAGATTCTTTTGCTGAATCTGCTGTTGTTGTTGAATCATTCTTTGCATCTTTTACTGTGTCATTTGTTGTTGAAGATGTTCCATAGGTAACAGTAGTCTTAGATGGTCTAACATCTAGCTTATCCATTAGTATCGGAGTGCAACCTAGAATACTTAATGAGGATACAATAGCCATACTAAACACTAACTTCCACACGAAGGACATTCCGAATCACATTGACAAGGTGTCTGGTTACAAGCTGGACATTCAGCATCACTACAATTAGGGTGTGTGCATTTGGCTTTTAAAACTCCACA